ATAGTGGTGGGCAGTTGAAGTATGTTGGTGATAAAGAAAGTGGTAAAGATTTCTATGGAATTTTAGATAAACTTTATTATGAGTCTAAGGGGATGGATGGTTTATTTCAAAAGAGAGTTCCTTATACCAAAGAAATCACACTTAAAAACTTTCAAGGTAAAAATTTAGGTCTTCCTAAAAAAACATTTGATTATATGCTACTCTGGGATACTAAAAATTATACTGTTGGTATTTGTAGTTGGGATTCCTGTATGAAGAGGGTTCGAATTAAAGACGCTGTAGTTTCTTTTAGAGTTCACTATGATGATATTGAATTTTTGGCAAAGAATATTATCCCAATAAAAAAAGAGGATTTTGCCGCTAAACTTTATAATTTAATTGAGGCAATATTATGAAATCCCTAAAAACACCTTTGAGGTATCCTGGTGGCAAGTCCCGTGCCTGCACTAAGATGGATCCTTACTTTCCAGACCTTCGCAACTATGATGAGTTTCGTGAACCCTTTCTTGGTGGTGGAAGTGTTGCAATTTACATCACTAAAAAATATCCACTGTTAAATATTTGGGTGAATGATCTTTATGAACCTCTTGTAAACTTCTGGCAGCAACTCCAGATTTTTGGAACTGACTTAAAGGATAAACTGGTAGATCTCAAATCAACACACAATAATCCAGCATCCGCAAAAGAACTGTTCCTAGCAAGTAAGGAGAAGATCAATGACCAAAGTTTGCCCAGTCTTGATCGTGCTGTGGCTTTCTATGTTGTCAATAAGTGTAGTTTTTCTGGTCTCACGGAGAGTTCATCATTTTCAGAACAAGCCTCCAATACCAACTTCAATTTGCGAGGGATCGAAAAACTGCCTGAGTATTCTGAATTAATCTCACATTGGCGTATAACTAATTATTCCTATGATTATCTGATGGATGGAAACACAGGTGCTTTTATGTATCTCGATCCTCCTTATGATATTAAGGATAACCTCTATGGGCGTAAAGGATCAATGCACAAAGGATTTGATCACGATAAGTTTGCTGCTGACTGCGATGCTAATCCCATGGACCAATTGGTGAGTTATAATTCAGACCAACTTGTTAAAGATCGTTTTAAGAACTGGAACGCTGCTGAGTTTGATTTGACTTATACAATGCGCTCTTCTACCGATTATACACGTCGTGTTACAGGACAAAAAGTAAGGAAAGAAATTTTGCTTTTTAATTTCCAAATGGGGCAACAACTAATGAAGTTTTTTTAACTATGGAATTGAAGGATTGGTTGAACTCAATTAATTTTACAAAGGAAGATCTATCAGAAGATATTAAATCTTATCCTCCCTATATTATCAACCGTTGTTTGTCTGGGCATATTGATTGTATTATGTTTGCAAATGAAATGAATATGCATCATCAACTTGATAAAGACATACAATATTCGTTTTATCTAAATAGTTTGAGGAAAAAGAAGAGATTTTCTCCCTGGCTCCGAAAGGATAAGGTTACAGACTTAGAATGTGTCAAAACATATTATGGGTATAGTAATGAGAAAGCATCCCAAGCACTAAAAATCCTGACAAAAGAACAACTTACTTTCATAAAAAAACGACTTGATATTGGAGGAACAAAATGACTACTACGGTAGAACCTACTGTTGAATGGTCTCAGGACCAAATGGTAGAAGTTATTCTTAATGAACCTGATGATTTTCTGAAAGTTCGTGAAACCTTAACCCGTATTGGAGTTGCATCACGGAAGGAAAAGAAACTCTATCAATCCTGCCATATTCTTCATAAGCAAGGCAGATATTATATCGTTCACTTTAAGGAATTGTTTGCTCTCGATGGTAAACACGCTAATCTAACTGTGAATGATGTTCAGCGTCGCAATCGTATCGTTCGCCTTCTTGCTGACTGGGGACTGATTACGGTTGTAAAGGAAAGTGCTGTAACAGACATCGCACCTCTCAACCAAATCAAAGTTCTTGCTTACAAAGATAAAGGTGATTGGATTTTAGAACAGAAGTATAATATTGGTAAAAAGGGAAAACCAGTAGAACCAGAATAATCTCAGAGGGGTTGACATCCCCTTTTTTTGTGCTATGATAATAAAGTCAATCATAACACATAAAAATTTTTATGTGCTATGATAATAAAGTCAATCATAACACATAAAAACGGTTGATTCTCAAATTTAACTTAGCAAAAACAAAGGAGGCTAAAAAATGGCATTTAAGGAACTTCTTCGTGTCTACAAATGTTACGAAACAAAGGTAGATGATAAGACGAAAGAATACTTACAAAAGTTTGGATCAATAGACAATATACCAGAAGGTCTTCCTTTGATGGAAGATGTTATTTCTAAGTATATTTCTGGGGAAATTGCTGAGGGATCTACAGTAATATGTTTGGGTAGAGTTGGTGATCTTTGGAGTTGAAAAATGAACGAACGATTCAAGCAAATAGCCCAAGAAGTGTTTTTCGATGAATCCACTACCGGTAAGCCTGGACAAAAGATGTATATGTTTGGTGAACTCAAGATGCAAAAGTTTGCCGAGTTGATTGTGCGGGAATGCAGTAAGGTTATTCGGCAAGGGGGTTATAGAAGAGGTGCTTTCGGTAATGAAGATTTAAGACCAAGCGAGATTGCTACAATGATTGAAGAACATTTTGAAATTGAAGAATGAAGATGGACGCATTTGATGCATATAAAATATATACCGCAATCAAAAATCATTTCGTGCTTGACAGTTACGATTATTTCAAGTATAATAAGAAAATCAACTTGAGTTATGATTCCTTCCTTAAACGCAAAGACAAGATATTCTTTGCAAAGTTAGGAAACAAAAAAGAATGTTAAACTTGAAGAAAATCACAGGAAAAGTATCTCTAAAAGTTTAGTTGGTAATAGTAGAAGAAAAAATGGCAAAAAAACTTGGAAACCTGATGATGATTATAAAAAAAGAATGACATTGATTCATTTTCTGGAATGATGAAGTGGTATTTTACTGAATATGGGCAATCTTTGAGTGCATTTGATCCAGATGCCAGAAATCTTAAACAATCCGATGTTGTTCAGGGTAATGGTGTCTATAAGGGTAATGAACCTGCTGTTGCTCGATTTGCATTTCTTTATAATGATTATTGTCGTATTAAAAGACTGAAATTTAAAGGAACTCAAAATACCGCTATTCCTTTTGAAGGATCTAATAGCACTGCTTGGAACAAGTTTCTTTCGGAATCTAATCCACTAATGAAACCTGCCTTGGGTCAACTCGCAACAACTAAGTTTTTCTGATAACCGAATAATAAAGTAGGGAGTTCAACACTCTCTTTTTTTTTCGTTTCTTATATAATTAGTATAGGATGCCGAAAGGATCCACACAACACAAACTCGCTTTTTAAGGAGCTACTAAAATGACTAACCTAACAAGGTATACTGCTGCGGATCTTCCTGCACTGATGGATAAGATCACTCGCAACTCTATTGGAATGGACGAATACTTTGACCGTCTCTTTCATCTGCACGAAACGACTTCTAACTATCCTCCATATAATCTAGTCCAAGTCAGTAATGTAGAATCACGACTTGAGATTGCTCTCGCAGGATTTAGAAAGAAAGAAGTCTTTGTCTATACACAAGACGGCAAACTCTTTGTAGAGGGACAAAAAGAAGATAAAGAGACCGAATCAAACTATCTTCACAAAGGTCTAGCACAAAGAAGTTTTACAAGAGTCTGGACACTTTCTGATGATACGGAAGTGCGAGCAGTAGAATTTGAGGACGGACTTCTCACTGTTACTTTGGGTAGAATTGTTCCAGAGTATCATAAGAGAAAGGATTATCTATAAATATAACTGAATATCGTTGGCGCAAGAGGAGTTCCTGGTAAAATCCAGGTTGACTCCTCCTTTTTTTATTGGTAGAATAGTCGTATAGGATTTACTAAAATGATCAAAGTATTGCTTTTGTTAAACAACCAAATTTTGATAAGTCAAATTGAAGAAGTTGGTGCTGACATTGGAGAACCTGATTGCAAACTGGTTGAACCCTTTGTTGTAAGGAGTGATAAAACATTAGAACCATTTCTTTCTGGTTACACGAAAGAAAAAAGTTTTATGATAAGTTCGGATAAGATTCTGACACTTGCAGATCCAACTCCGACATTACTTGAAAAATATGAGGACTTGATTAAAGAATGAGATTTTACACTAATGTTCAGTTGATTGGAAATCAGTTTTT